GCAAGAGGCGTTAATTGCTAAGGAGTCGCCCCAGGCATACGTAGATCAGAAGGTAGCTGAGGAACAGGCGGATATTATTCCTCTCACGCCGGAGGAGCAGGAGTACCAGAGAGAGCTAGCGGCAACTAATAGGCGGCTATTGGAAAATATGGAAGGCGACCTATTTCCGAACGCTGAGGCTTTGCATGATACGCTAGCAAGTACGGTGTTGCGGGATCATCTAAAAGAAGTATTCCCCGATACGAGTCACGGAGACGGTGAAAGTTAATGGCGAAATCAGGTGGTGTAGACTACAAGGTATTTAAGGCGGGTCGTCTTAATATGTTAGACTCGCTAGGACCGCATGATAAGCGGCTTGGCCCGGCGTTGCGGGAGTATTCAGAGGCGGTAAACGGTAATAGGAATTCCCTACACTGGCAGCGTAGTGTACGTTGGATGGAGAACTTTTTCTTTAGTGCGGGGCGGCACTATGTTGAAGATGTATTAGTTAGTCGCTTATCCAATGATAGCACTACAAGCGTAGGAAACCTTTCCGTTGTTAGGGACGCAGCTACGAACATTCCAAAGCCGACTAACGATTTTCTGGGTAGGTACATTGAGACTAACGTTTCGCTCCTGACAGAAAATCGTCCACGTCCGCGTGTCACTCCTAAGTCTGATCGGGATGAGGATGAGACGGCGGCTGAGCTTTCTGAGCTTACACTGGAGCTACTCTGGGAAGCGTTAGACATGCCAGAGAAGCACCGCGAACTCGTCCGTCTTATGCTGCATTGCGGTACCGCGTGGATGGAGATCGCTTACGATCCGACAGAGCCTCGTAAGGTTCAGACAGCGCAGACGGAGAAGGAGATGGGCGTCTCCTTCCCTGAAGGTAGTACAGCCCCCCAGGTTGCTGAGCGTCAAGTTCCTATCCTAGACGAACAGGGTCGTCCAGTCATGAAGACTGAAGTAGATTACGGGGAAGTTACGGCTGAGATCATTTCACCCTTCGCCTTCCATTGCCCGTCCGTGCATTACTGGAACGGTAAGGATATGGGCTGGGTGATGAAGGAAGATTTTGTACCCATTCAATCTTTGCAGGATCGATATCTTACACCTCCCAAGCAGAAGGTTGGGCTAACTAAAGAGCAAGGTTGGAACGTTGAGTGTCTGAATGTAGTAAAGGAGGACACTATTACGTCTCTCCCTCTCTGGTGGTGGCAGCGAATTACAGAGCTAGTTGAAGGCCCCGGCCCCAGTCTCTATATGGGTTCACCCGAGCATTGGGAAGGGTATGCGATTGTCCGAACATTCGATAGGGCACCTTGTCCTAAATGGCCTAAGGGTCGTACTATTATTACGGCTGGCGATCATATCCTATACGACTCGCCTAAGCGGATTGGGGCGCGAGCTTATGACGACCGGTGGCCTACACGCTGGCACCCATATGTCCGGTTCCGTTGGGAAGCACATACCGGTAGCATCTATGGCCGTAGCCTTCTGTCGAAGCTCCTGCCTAAGATCAAGCGGGTGAATGCTATTGATACTACGCTGATCATGTGGCGGCGTACGGTTCCTACATCGGCGTGGCTGGCTCCCAAGGGAACCACAGTAGCCGAGAACATTATATCAGGATTCCCTGGCCTAGTGATCGAGTATGATACTCGTAGGACGGGTGGTGCTGCACCCTCACCGGTTCATCCTCCGAACTACCCGGCGACTGCCCTACAAGAGCGTGAGACTCAGATCATGGAGATGGAGTCTATTGCCGGTACCGAGGAGATCCTACGAGGCCAGCGGCCCGTAGGCGTGAACTCGGCTATGATGATTGACGTGCTACGGAAGCAGGCGTTGGCGAGTAGGTCGGCCATCCTTCAGTCCTGGGACGAAGGGCTACAGTTGGAAGGATCGATGCTACTACAGGAAGTGATCAAGCATGTGAAGTCTGATGCGCGATACGCTGAACAGATTCGTATCCTAGCGAGAGAGAAGATCAGTAGGGTTTCTATTGAAGGGTTCAGCGGCGCTGACCTATCCGACAATGTTCAGGTACGGGTAGACACTGTTAGTATGGCGCTGGTTTCTAAGGAAGCTCGACAGGCGCGTGTAGTTGAGTTCCTTCAGTACCTACCGAACCTTTCGGCGATTGAAGATGTTGGTTTGAGGAACGCAATTATTGAAGAGCTAGGCTTGAAGAAGGCACTCGTACCGAGCGGGCCAGATATTGACCGGGCTAAGAAGATGCTTAGCATGATCAAGCAGGGCCGGTTCGACCGACTCATCATGCATCAGGAAGACGACCCGTATATCTTCCACGCAATGCTGGTAAACGAGATGAAGTCTGACGGGTTCATTGACATGCCGCAGGATCAACAGCAGGCGATTGTAATGCTGATTGAACAATATCAGAAGACGATCGAACTCCGAGAGCAGATGCAGCAGCAGATGATGCAGCAGCAGATGGAGATGCAGGCGGCTATGGAAGCTAAGGCAAAAGGAAACTAAAAGATGGCGTACGGTAGAGAACGAACTACTACACAGGCAGCGGCTCCGACTCAATATGCGAAGTTTGATGCGACGCTGGGCGCTAAAGCTTATCTTGGAAATCAGGAGGTGGACCGATACAACACTTTCGCCAGCACGTATAAGCAAAACGAAAGGGCAGGCCACAATCGGTCGCAACGTGGTCGTAGGTGGTATCGTGATCAAGCTCAGGCGGGTTTGACCGGGCTTTATGGGCAAGCGCAATCGAATTCCATGCAAGCGTACGCTGATTATAGAGAGAGTCTTGGCGCTGGTAGTTCTAAAGGTACGAAACTAGGTATGGGTCAATCAGCTATGGCGGGGCCTGAGGGTTTTGAGCCCTCTACGTATGGTGGTGGCACCGCGAACACGCCCTATTTTGGCTCTCAAGATCAAATGGGGTATATGCAGCAAGGCCCGTCGAGGCGCGGGGGAGGCTCTGGTAACCGGAGGTGGTCGCAATACACACGTAGCAGGCCGGGCGGCGCTAGCGGACTTGGTAGCGGGTTTGGCGGATCAACATTCAGGGACAATCCCTATCTAACCATGTACGAGAACCGCTAGTAGGAGTTAAGTATGGGTTCCCTTGATAAGTATAGGACTCTGAATCCTTCTAAAGCTAACTATGAGACATCAAAACAAGCTAGCTTTAGTAACTATTCGAGTCAATTTAACAATGAAGGTTTACTCCAACAATTTGGCGGGCGACAGTCTTCTGTAGAGGCGTATAAGAAGAGGCTTTTCGCCCAGCGCGGAGAGCCTCTGAGGCTCGATCGCCTGGTCGCGAATTCTCGTGCAGACTATGATCCCGGCGTTAGAGATATCTTGGGTGATAGGGGCTCTGTAATGATGCGGGCTAGAGAGGCCAGAATAAAGTACAGCGATTATGGGGCACCAGGGCACAGCAGACGGAAGCATACATTTGCTAATAGTCGTACTAGTGCGCTACGGCGGACTCCACATAGAAAAGTAGGTATCTTTGCAGATGAGTAGAAGAAAGTCTGCCTTACATAGTAGAGCTTGTTACCGAGAGATACAACGATACAAGTATCAATTGGTTGAAGACTACATGATGAAGGTGCCAGGGCTGAGGTTAAAGGAAGACGTACAGACGTTATACCATTGGCTAGTTTTAACAAAAGAAGGTACGCTCTTCATTAAGAAGGGGTATTGTTGGGACGGCCCTAGTGGTCCTGCTATTGACACTGATAACTTCATGTTGGGTTCTCTGATACACGATGCACTCTATCAGTTGATCAGAGAGAAGAAGCTACCGAAGTCGATGCGAGATTTTGCTGATCGTTTGCTATACAAGCTTTGCAGGGACGATGGCATGTCTAAGATTAGAGCTTGGTGGGTGTACTGGGGAGTACGTGTAGGTGGAAGGAAGTCGGCTAAGCCGCGAACGATACCGCCTAGGATGTATACTCCGTAACTAGATAAAACCCATAAGGAGTTAATCATGAGTAAAGTAGCACGCTACGGTAGTACTTCTAATTCAGGAGTGAAGTCGGGCTTTACTAAGGTGGCCGCAGGCCCCGAGGCACCTAAGTCATACGGCACCAAGTCAGCTTATTCTTCTAGTTCGGAGGCTAAGGCTAAGCGACGTAGTTTAAGGGGTCATGCTAAAGGTCGTGTAGGTTTTGGGCGAGGGCGTAGTCGGCGAGGACGTAAGTAAGTAGATAAGGGGAGAATATGGATAAGATCATTCTGTTTATGGATGATTGTAATGAACGAGCGGCTGTGCTCTATCAACGAATGACAGAGCGTGCTAGAGATCGGACGTTCTGGACAAGTACAGTAGAAGAAGCGCTCGGCGTTTTAATCGATTATCGAGATAGGCTTGAGGTAGTATACCTGGAGCACGACTTAAACAGTGACCACTTTGTTCATTCAGGTAGAGAAGACTGCGGAATGGAAGTGGTGCGCTGGTTGGAGAAACAAGACTCTACCAAGTATAGTCATTGTCACTTTGTAATACATACTTGGAATGCGAAGGCTGGAATTAAAATGACTGAAAGGTTGAAGGCTGCGGGTTACCGCGCACACCACCAACCGTTTGGACTGTGAAGATAAGGATTTAAGATGGCAAAACTGTTAACTGCAAAATCAAAAGAGAGTTCGCTTTCTCTAGAAGACTATGCGGCGTATAGTAATATTGGCGGTATAGAGTCTAGGTCTCCTATTAAGCAGGGTGACAAGCTACAACCCAATAAGCTACGGTCGAGGGCAGCCAATGCTTCCGTTGAGAAATGGCGTAACAAGCTAATGCCCCTAATCAATGCAAGAAAGATTTTGAACAAAGTTTACAGTAACGGGTATTTTGAGAACCATTACAAAGAGGCTGATGCCGATTTGAAAAAGGTATTACACGAACAGACGATGGCTGCACACTCTAGACTAAAGGCTAAGGAAGAGCCGCCAGTGGATAGTGAAGAGCCTTGTGATACGAGAGCTTTAACAATCAATATCAATACGTGATAACGGGAGTTTAAGGTGGCAGAGGCTACTGTACTAAGTAGATATACCTGTGTAGTGCCTTCTGTAAGGCTAGAGTTTATCCTTGTATCTGCGCCTAGTTCAGGTGATACGGTACACGCTAGTATACAAAACGCTCAGTGGGTTGTTGCATCTGCGGCAGGGGTAACAGGGCAAATGGTTAATCCGTCGGCGACCATTGATTCGGCAACCAAGGTAATTACCATAGGGGCTAGTAACGGGAAAGATAATCTGGGTTTGATCGTGGTGGGGTTTTAATGTACAAGAAGCTATTAGCAGTATTTGGGGCGCTATTCCTTTTAACCGGGGCGGCTCCCCCAGAGTATGTTCCGGCTGATGAATCGGTGGACTTCAACGATAACAGCATCATAGATGTTAAAGACTTGACAACTACTGGAGACGCTACGGTTGGCGGTGACTTGGAAGTAACCGGGGCGAATACTCTTGATGACGTTACTGTCGGTGGTACCTTAGACGTAACCGGAGCTACCACTGTTGATGATCTGACAGCAACGGGTACGTCCGATCTTGTAGGGGTTCCGAACACAAGTGCAGTATCAGACTGTGAGGCTGAGACTGGTGGGGTCGTCGGTGACTTCTGTGTTGACACCGATGACCAGGCTTTGTTTATGTGTACCACGGCTACATGCGAAGGTGCAGGCTGGGTCGCGCAGGGCGGTGGTGGCGGCGGTCACACCATCAAGAACGACGATGACGCGCTGACGGCCCGCGACAACCTCAAGTTTACAGGTGACGGGGTGACTTGTGCGGACGATGGCCCAGACGATACGACATGCACCGTAGACGCCCACACCACAGACACAGGCCCGATACCGAACTGCGTTGGGTCTGAGTTGCAGTCTGCCGCTGATGTTTGTATCACCGATCTGGCTGAACTCAATACTGCCCTGGGCACTGGGCTGGTTACAGGCTCCCATACGGCTGAGGTGGAGACATCTAGTCTCTGGTGGAACGTCAGCGCCAAGCCTCCCTACGTTTCTCCTTGGTCAGACTTCTTCGATGACAACTCCACCAACCCTGACCTAGTAGGTTACCATTGGATTGATTTGGATAAGTGGACGTTGTGGGACGTGGATGGTGTTGCTGGGGGTAGGAATGGTCGCACCGAACAAATGTATACCGGGACGGCGCCCGAGGGCAGTGCTTACGACATGAATTATATGCTGGTTCATCACAATCATTCTACCTCAGGCGGGTGGATAGGTTTCTATCAAGACGTTCCTGTTGGAAGCTTCACCATCACCACCAAGGTAGGTTGCGGTACGTATAATTCCAACGGCAACTTCAGTGCAGGGGTTTTCATAGCGGAGGACTTGGACGCCAATCCTGCTACTGCGGAGTTCATTTCTAATCACCTACATTCGGTTGCTTTGAAAGCTACGATTCATGACTACTCTCAGTATGTAGCAGAGGAATGGACTGACTTCGACACCACGTCTGGCAACGCCGCAAGGACTACGCCTGGCCCCTTCCCAGGGACCACCGCGTGGTTGAAGATCATGTGGAACGGCACCCGCTTTGAAACTACGATTTCCACCGACGGTTCGGTTTGGAGGGAGTTTTCGAGAGTGACGCCCGACTGGACCCCCGGCTCGGTGGGCTTTGGGATGTACGCTGGCAACGCTGATGGAGCCTGCGCTTTCGAGTTTGTAGCGATCATAAACCAAGCCTTGCGCGAGCGTCCGGCCGGGCATGGACGGCTGGTCGAGTCAGTCCTACCGGTCCTACCATAGGAGTTGAGCGATGGCAGAAAAAGAAGACATCGACGCAGGAAGACTGCTAAGACAGAATAACATCGGTAGCCTATTAGATAATAGGGGTGCCGAGATGCTATCACATAATGCAGGAGCAGAGCACGTCAATCCTAAGGATGAAGAAGAAGAAGAGGAAGAGGAAAAGGGTAAGGGGCCGATGAACAAACTGCGGCTTGCGAAGGCTAAAGAATTCGGGAAGAAGAAAACTGAGGTAGGTTTCTAATGTCAGATGCACACACTCTCTCTAGTTTCAACTCGTCTCCGGTGCAAACGGAGTCTAAGGAAGAGAAGGCTGTTCTGCGCGCCCAAGATAAGCCTGAAGGTAAGATGGATGCGATCGTACGTCGCATGAAGGACAAGGGTATTACCCTCGGCAGTAAGGCGGCATGGTATAAGCTCGGCGAGAAGAAACGGCGCGGTAAGCCTAACATGAAGTTCAGTATTGGACTCGGTAAGCCCAACAATCAAACTGCTGGCGCTGTATTTAAGATAGACTTCTAAGGAGAACACAATGGCAGAACCAAAGACTACAGGATTAGCTGGTTACGTGGCAGCGCTCTCTCAAGCACTCGGTAAGGGTAAGAAGAAGAAGAAGGGGCCACAAATTCTTAACCCGAATACCCGTAAGCAGTTAGGGCAGACTGGGAGTTAACTAAACAAAGTGTCCCCCGCGTCGTTCCTCCCGCGGCGCGGCTCGCCCGTTCAGGCAGCGCTCCCCCTGCCTGGGCGGGCCTTTTTTTGTTAGATTTAACAAAAACTTGAGATTAAACAAATAAAAAAACGGAATTAATAAATAGGACTGGAGTAGTTTAAACTACCTCTATATGAGTTGTCGTCTCCAGCGGCGTAAAGGTTAAACATAAACAATTCGTGCGATTCTCCCAGCGCACGTTAACAATAGGAGATGCCCAGTATGTCACAAGCAGAAGAGGCAGTTGCGGCTGCTCTAGAAGCAGCAGCAAAAGGTGAAAGCGCGGAATCACCGACCGCAGACGAGAGTCCCGCCGAAGGTACTCCCGAAGCCATCGCCGCAGCGGCAGCAGCCACAGCAGCAGAGCTAGAGGACACCACGGTAAAGGATTCTGAGAGTGCTAAAGGTAAGGGCGAAAAAGGCCCCATCCCGTACGACCGTTTCTCGAAAGTCGTAGGTGAACGAAATACTCTCGTCGAGTCCCAGAAGGAACTAGGCGAAAAGGTTTCGGCTTCGATGGAGAGAGAGGATGCCCTCCGAGCCCGTCTCGTACAACTTGAACAAGAGAAGTCAATTCTTGATCAGGTTCGTGGGATGGCCTCCGATCCAGACATGAAGGCTCATGTCGAGGCAATCGACAGGAAACTTCAAGGTGTCGAGGATGTTAAGGAAGCAGTGGAGAAGGGTGAGATCAGTGACAGTGAAGCTACAAAGCGGATTGAGAAGCTAGTCAAGGATGTCGATACGAAGGTAGATGACTTCCAGGCCGAACAGAGGGTCAAAGAACTCTGGGAATCCACTGACACTATGGCGACTCAGATGCTTGACGCTCTTCCAGAGACCTATACCGAACAGGACAGAGCTATCTTAGGAAAGCTTTGGAATAACGAGGTAGACTGGAAGGCGATCGATGAGAAGGGAGCCGATGTAATCGGCGATGTTCTCAAGGATTCTTTTGCCTTACTGATCAAGGACTACGGTGAGCCCCGAGGCGCTATTGCAAAGAAAGCAAAAGATGAAGTAACTGAACTAATCCCTGAAAGCGCCCGACCGCGGTCTCCTGAGGACACCGTGAAGGGTATTCTTGAGAAGGACTGGTCAAAGACTGAAGAGGGTAAGCCCGTTCTTAGTGACGAGCAGTATACCAAAGAGATGGCCGATCTTCTTAGGACTACAAACGCCGGGTAGCAGCAGGGATACCACAAAAGGAGTAACAAGTGGAAACCTTTGCAACCTTAGGTGAGATGCTCCTACGTCGATACGTGACGGATTACATTGGCGACATGCAACAGCTAAGTGCTCCCGTACACAGTCGGCTCAAGGAGAACTCCCGGTTCGTCCCAACTGGAGACGGTGCCTATTTCGCAGTGCGGATTGATGGCAACGAGTCTGGTGGTGGATGGCGTGGTAAGGACAACAACTCCCTACCATCGGCCGGGAATGAGCGTATCAAGCAGGCTAAGGTCGAGCCAAAGAAGTATTACCATACGGTGACCTTCTCTGGTCTGGCTGAAGCAGTGTCGCGTCGCGGCGGTGAGGATGCCTTTGCGGCTGGTATCACCGATGCGATTAGCAACGCAGTCAAGCGTGCTGGTGCGAACTTCGAGACAACCTTCCTGCGCGGTGATGGTACTGGACGCCTTACTAACGTTAACGGCGGTCATGATGCAGTAACGACTATTAATGTCGATGATGCGCGTACCATTCGTAGTGGGATGAATGTCGTATTCCTCAACAACACAAGTGGCCTACGTCAGGCTGGACCGGTGTCGGTTCAGAGTCGAGACGTATCGGGTGCTACTATCGTTGTGTCTTCGGCGATTTCGCTGACGGCTGATGATGGTGTGTATATTTCTGGCGAGCAGACGGAAGCGGCTGCACCGGCAGAGATTACTGCCCTCGGCCTTCCGGCCCTAGTAGCGGCTAGCGGTACTATCTATAATATTAGTCGTACCACCTATCCGATCCTACAGTCGAAGGTCATTACTGCGGACGCATCTCTTGACGAGTCGATGCTACGTAGGCTACGCAAGCAGCTCATGATCGAGACTGCCGTTGATACCCTAGACGGGTTTGCGATGATTTCGAATCACGATCAATATGACCGTTATACCGAGATCGCGCTTCCTTTCCGGCGCTTCAACGACATGCGTCTTGAGCTTGGTGCTCAGCAAGAACTAACTACGTTCGAAGGACGACCGTGGCTAATTTCTTGGGCCGCAGATCCAGCAATTGTGTATTTCCTT